GTTTTTCCCAATCTTGCTTCACATCAGCTTTATGCTCAAAGGTAACATCATCAACAGAATAGTCACTATCACCAAGCCATTCCTTCATGGCTGTAACATGCTTGAAGATTTTCACTGTTCCGCTTGGTAGGGTGCATTCAACATAACGCTCCTCTAGGCTTGCCGCAATTCGGTGAGCAAGCAAGTCACCATCTAGGTAGAGTGTTGTCATCAAGGACTCCCAATCTCTGTAAGCTCAATCTCATTTACCAAGTGAGCACTTCCAATCTCTGTTCTTACAAAAGCAAACCCATTCGCACAACGAGCAACAATATCAACAGTTTCCCACCCATTCCAATAGTACATTTTATTTCTCCAGAAAAAGAAAAGCCGCTTTGTTAGAGCGGCCTTGTTAAAGATGATCAACTACTAAGTGCTTTCCATCAACACTTGCAACACATCAACATGATTGGTCAGTTCAGCAATCTTCTCGTCTAAGCTGCCCTTCATTACATCCACCACCAACTTACCAACAAAACCTTTGCTTAGTCCGTAAGCCTCTGCAACAGACGCAACATCGTCCTTGTACAGGTCAGTCTTCACCTTCAAGCCTTCTTTAGCATGTACGAGCTTATCAAGCTGCTCAATAAAGACTTGACGTGTTTCTGGTTTTGACAGTACAGCTTCCAATGCTGCACTATTGTCAATGCTTGGGCGACCTTTCTTTGCTTGTTTACTCATTTCATCCTCTCCATAGCTTTTTCAAGTTTCATCCTAAACGAATCTTTGCAATAAAGCTCTATGCCACTAGTTGCATCATACCGCCCTTGAAAATTACCAACCATGTCAATCAAACTCTCAAGACTCCCAGTATTATCTGGATTGGTAAATTTCAAAATGTTACCGTTTTCAAAATGAATTTCACACCTCATCATCTTCCCACCTCTCAACTCTCATCTTCATGTTGTGCTCATCAACAATACGCTGGTCAGCTTCACGCTTACGCTTTAATGCGAGCGGACTCTTGTATTGCTCCCAATGCTTTCCAAACATTCTAGCAGATGTAGCATGTACTTCCAAGAAGGCTTCAACGTCACGTTTGTACAACTCCCGTAAGCAAGCTCTTGCAATCTTCTTCAAGTCATCCTTTGTACCATGCCCTTGTTGCAGCAACTTACACGTCTGTCTAACCATTGGCGTAATGTTGATGTCAACTTCAAACTTAGCCATATTCCCTCCTAGAATGGGCAGCCCGAAGGCCGCCGTGTTAGCTTAGAATGGGATGTCGTCAATGTCAGCTTCTGCAAGTGCAGACTGTTGTGCAACAGGCTTTGGCTCTTGCTCGATAGGCTTCTCAACACCAAGCTGCGCTTGCAACTTACTCCCTTCAAAGTTTGATGCTCGCTTCATAGTGTTGACAATGTGACGAGGAATTACATCAAGCAACGCTTGGTCATTCACCTTGTTAAAGCCAACATACCCAGTCACAGCATCGGTTACAGCAGGTTTCTGACTACGAGTGAGCTTACCTGCCACCTTGATACGCTTAGTCAAGTACAACTTCCCGTTGTTGCCAACTTTGTCCTTAATCAGCACGTTAAACTGCGCAGACTGGTCTAGCAGCTTACCGATGTCACGGCTTGAGAAAGGCTCACCTTGACTGACAACACCTGTTGCAACTGCTAACTTGTACATAGTATTGTTAGGCTTGAAGCTCCATTTCCCATTGAAGTCACCAGTGTAATTGCGCAATGCAATCATGTCTTGCACAACCATGCCAGTCTCTTTACCCAAGAAGAACTCACCACCAAAATACATGCGCAATGGTTTTGGGTCGGAGTTCTCACCAAAGAACGGGGCTTGGTCAAGAACAACCTCTGGAAAGTCAACTGCCAAAGTAATGTGCTGTACAGGCTTCATTGGGTAACATTTCAACCGAACAGCATTTCCTTTGTCGTCCTTACCGTCCTTAAAGTAAGTAGATGGATTTTTCTCAATCTCAGCAGATTCATCGGCAGCATTACCCTCAAACTCATACTCAGCGTCTTTTGGTTGCTGAATACCTAAGTCAAAGATTGCACTGATTACACCGACAAGGGTTTCACCGTTCTGGCATTGTGCTGTTTCAACAATGTACTTGTTCAGGCCATCGTAGTCAACTTTGACACCATCACCAGTGCCACCTGTGCGAGCAACACCATCCTCACCATAAACTTCAAAATCAACGCTCATAAAAACATCTCCTGTTTGTGCCAGCTACATGCCAGCGTGGTTTTGTAGCAAGCGGAATTGCTTGCTACGGTAATAACTACTCGTCGTCCAGTTCAAATGCGACAAGCTTCTTAGCCTGATCAATGTACCAATCGTAATCAACCAAACTCCAATCAAAATTCTTTACATCACTACAATCAATCACCGATACACCAGCATTGATACCAATTCTTCGCTCTGGTGAGGGCTTATCAATTGTGCGAACAACTTCATAACCCTTCCGTTTGTACTTATCAATGTCCGTCTTAGCTTTCACTTCAACAACATCACCATCTTTTTCAAGAACAGTCCAAACTTCAGGTTTGTCTAACGGGGGCATTACTTTTACAAGCTCGCCACCACCAATAGCCACAAAGTACCTACAAATGTTTTGTAGCTGAATCTCAACACCATCTTCACGCACCATCATCAGTTTACTTGAGCGTGGAACTTTAGTCCTAGCCATAAAGTCAAACTTGTCAGTACATTCACGGATAGTTTTCTCAACAGGAATACCATCAACCAAGTAATTCACTGCTGCACGTTTAATCACAAGGTTTGACTGATTCTGATGCCAACCAAGACCTTCGTAAACAAACCGACCCTTTGTCTTAACACTACCATCTTCTTTAACAGCAATGTAGTTATTTACATCTGCAATTGCCATTTTAGAATATACAACAGTTTCAAGATCAAGTCTAGTTGTTTTTTCCCAATCCTTACAAATTTCATCAGTCAACGCAACGTCACATCGTTTACAGCGATAGGTTAGACCGTCTGTGTTACATTGAATAATTTGCAACCCATCAACCGTCAACAATTTTTCAGCAAGCATACACAATGAAAGCTGACCATTGATAGTGATTGCCATTGTGAACTTCGGGTCATACAAAGGACTAAACTGATCGTTAGACGCACCATACGTTCCGTTCAAAGCCAACTTCAAAGCAGCATTTTCATTACTACCTTTCTTGGTTTTCTTACGTTGTTCGTAAATATCCTTGTAGATGTCACAGAATTGCTCACCAAGATGCTCAGGAAAAATCCTGTTAGAAATCGCTAGGTTAGGGTAAAAACTTGATCATGTTTATCGACGCTTTCGCTAATCGCATGGACTATATCTTAGGTTGTTTTACCCACTTATAACCCCTGTATGTTTTCTTATAACCATTACAGACGCTATATATTGCTGGCGGGTAAAAGTCTGGATACATCAAAATAACGCTATTCATGGAATCAAAGATATTCACAACAGTGTCATCAAGTGTCATCTGTATGAAATCATACTGTCTACGATTCTCTGAAACCTTTTTAGCCATAGCCTGCTTTTTAGCTTCATCCTTCCACATCTCAGTAGATGCTTTAGATATAGCAGCCTTACGTTCGTCGGTTATTTTAACAACACCACTTGCGTATTGAGCTTTTTTGATTTCAGACATCCGAAATTTCATCTCATCAGTCCATTTGTTACCGTAGTTTGGGTTATTCTCGCCAGAGAATATGATTGACATTATTTCCAACGTTTCTTTCGATGCCTTATGACCATCTGTAGAATTGCCAGACCTAAGATTGTAACCAAACTCACGATCAAGAGACTTAAAATGCAACATCCAATTATACTCAGCATCTTGCAATAAACAAGTCTCACAATCATCAGGTAACACTTCAAGTACAGAAAAAGAAAAGTTCTCAAATCCATACTTTTTAACAGCATTATATAAGTGTCGGTTTATACTCTTACCACAAGTATCACTTTTAAGCGAACTCTTATGATTCAAGATTCTATCCTCAACACTTCTTGATAAACCAACATAGACCTTTCCGTCAATGTTGTTCTTTATCATGTATATTCCAGTTGTCACACAACCCCCTTGTACTTCGAGAAAACAACATTTTAGCCTTTACGCCATTTGTTGTCAACCCTACTCTACTCCGTTCTCACACATCCATTACTGAAAGTGCTACCGTTTCGATAGTCTCTGAACGTTCACCTGTTCGGTGCTTCGCTGCTGATTGTCGAATCTTTCAATTTTTCAAGCATTCACACCTGCGCATTTTTCATCGCTATGTTGTAGCATTGAAAGCTCTAACGAGTTTCCAGCAATTCACAAGGTATTTTGGCTTTTAAAGATCGCCGTGTTACGCTATAAGTTTAACGTCCCGATCTACGATAATCCAATCATCATCACTCTCAACAACCTGAGCTTCAACAGATGCATGAATCCCACCAGTACCAAACACATACTCCAAGCCATCAACCACAACATTCAATGACTCAGCAACATTCCAATTCCACCAATAACTCACCTTTCCAGATTTCAACCGCTCCTCAGACAACCACCCCGCAGGATGCTTCTGTTTTAACGATTCAATCTGACTTTCGGAAGGCTTGCTAAATTGTTTGACACGCTTCTTTTTAAGAACAGCATACTTTGCAACATCACCAAGCTCTGACTCAAGAATGTCAGTAAACACACCTTTTGTTTCAGTGATTGTCTTTGACTTGAACCATTGCAACACTGTATCAAATTCAGGTCGATCAAATTTCACATAGTCAAAGATACACTCTGACAGGTCAATCTTGTCACGCTTAGTTTGCATCATCATCCGTTGACCACCAACACGCTTGTAACAACACCCCTCATTATACTTTTCAAGCTCCGTGACAAAATGATCCTTACCAATTTTGGTATCATTGAAGTTGAGCATATTTTTACCATACAACTCACCCAACCCAACACGAAATTCAATTTGGTTCATACTCTTTTCAAGAAACATTGCTGTGGCTTTTACGTCATGTGCATTATATTTAATGAGAGTGTCGATTTGATCATCCGTCAAACAAACACCAACATCAAATGGTAAATCCTCAATATTATCCATCCTCATGTTGAACTCAAGCATCTTCAGGCTTGTTGCTCGCGCAGCATTGTCAAAATGATGAATCTTGTACAAGTCAATCTGCTTAACATGACAATCTTTATCACGAATAATCGAACCAAAACGGTCATCACTTTTAATGATTGACATTGCTTTGTGATAGATGTCAAGAACTGATGATTTTGGATTATTTAAAATGTAGTGAACAACAGGGTAGTCAAATCCAACATTATTGAACCCAACCATGTACCCACCACGCTTGCGAACATCATCCAAATATTCAAACATCTTTTCACGTTCATCCTTGCGAGATGATAATTCAAACACACTCATTTGACGTGTCTGCATATTACCAATCGCAAGAGTGAACACGTTTGGATATGTTTCAATGTCATACACCCAAAGGTCACTCTTGTTCAAAATACACTCCTCTAAAAACTCTGCTGATATACGTCCGTAGTATACTCCAAAGGAACTACATTGGCAACAGTCTGTGACTCACCATACTTGTTTTTAAAGTAGGTTTCCTTGTCGTGTAACGTGTGAGTTTCAAGATCATAAAACCACTCACCAGCAACACCTGTTCGACCAGTCCATCGACACTTAGGTACTTCAATCAACGTGGTGTTTTTCTCAATCTCACACTCAGCATACTTGTCACGAGTTGCGAAAATATTACATCCAGCAGACTTCGCCAAGTTTGATACACCAGAAAAATCATCCTCTGTCAACTTACGAACCTTACGTTTACCGTCACGATCAGTTTCAGTCTTACCCTTTGTGATGTGACATACGTTAAACACTGAAACACCATCTTTGATGATTAGCTTCAAATACTTAATAAAGTCGGTTTGCTGCTCAATTGTTGCACCCTCAAACAAGTCGTTAATCGGGTCAAGTACAATAAGCTTGCAATTGTGCTTCTTGATCAGTCGGTTCATTTGCAGCTTAACAGCCTCTAAACTACCATCACGATCATCAAGAATGACAAACCGCTCCTCACCATACTCATTTTCACGAAGCTCTTTACGCTTCTCTTTAACCCAATCCTGCTGCACAAACGCCACAGCTTCTTTCGGGTCTTCAATAAGCTGAATCTTCTTGCCGATGTGACGACTAAGCATTGCTGTCATGTATTGACCAGCAGTAAGCTCTAATGAAACAATGCCAATTTTATGAGGACTATTGAAAATCCAATAGTAGATCATCTCATTGACAATACTTGTCTTGCCACCACCAGTCACAGCACCAAGATTGACAATGTACCCCAGAGGGATGCCACCGCACATGATTTGCTGTAACTTCTCCATAAATGGTGGAAGTGGAATCTTTTCACGACCCAATTCCTTTTCAATCTCGTCATCAGCATCTTTAGATGTTTTTACACCTGTATTAACCAATGGTTGAGCGTCGTAGAAATTCGATACAAACTGCTTATGACGACCATGACGTAACATGTCACAAGGGTCTTTCATTGATAGACGTGCAATCTTAACCTTTTCTTTTGGTAAGACAGCAGCAATATCTAACGCAGCCTTATTGCCCGCATCGTCACTGTCCATCATGACAACAATGTTTTCAAAGCGATTGAACCAATCATAGTTTTGAGCAACTTGTTTGACAGCACTACCTTCGCCACAAGTAGGACTTACAACAGCAACACCGTCATATTCGTCCTTGTTTTTTGAGATTTGATACTCGCGCAACATTTGATATGCGGCAACCTTATCTTCCTCACCACCAACAATCAAAACATCACGACCACCTGTGTAAAGATGCTGACCACTCAAATCATTGGACAAACCAGTTTTACCGATATTCTTCAAACCAAATCGTTTCGGTAATACACGACTCTTAAACCCTTGCAACTTACCATCAAGAGTTTCTGGATAGTAAACAGCAATAATTTGCCCTCTACTATTTCGCTCAAACCGATGACCAAAAAACTCAACATACTCGTCTTTGAACTCACGATACTGAGTTCGATCAGCCATCTTTGCGGACTTATTAGTGATAGATGATAATGCTGCAAACTGCTCCTGAGTGATTCGTTCTCGTGGCTTTTTCAGAGTTGTCTTATCAACAACAAAGTCGCCACTGATAACCTTCAACTCAACAAGCTCATTGTGAGAAAAAGATGAGGAACAATCACCACCAAAACAATACGCTGAGTAACTGTCACCATCAGGCGACTCATTTAAGTAAACAGCTAAATTATCACTACTACCACAAGCAGGACAGGCCGTGTGCTTTACAAACAAACCATTTGAATCAGTCATCATCCCTCCTCACCCTTAATCTTCCACAAACCATCTGACATTCGCTCAAGCTGCACCACCTCAACACCACACATCTTCAACACTTTAACACCCTCAGTGTCACGATAGTCTTGGTGGTAGTAAACCTTAGCAACACCAGCAGCCACCAGCATTGAAGCACAGGCCTGACAAGGACTATGAGTCACAAACAGCGTACTACCAACAACAATCACACCTTCGCGTGCAGCCTTAAGGATACAATTCAACTCAGCATGGATTACTGTTGGTTTTGTTACCAATGACGCTGTTCCATTTGAATCATCACCTGTCGTCACCCCACCCTCAAGCTCGTTCCCCAAAGGTTTTGGCAATCCATTCACACCTCGCAATACAACATCATTAGCCGTCACAAGAACAGCCCCCACTTGAAGGCGTTTCCCATGTGAAATTGAAGCCATTGAACAGGCCAAGTCCATATTTACATCAGTTATGTTTTTCAACTTCCACCTCCGTCCAAGCTGCAAAATGTCGCGGCACTTTATCAAGAAATTCACGTTCCTCGCTCACAGCATGGCAAATACTGTAAGCGCCATCAATCTTTTCAAATAACCACAACCACTCGGGGTAGTCCTTGATACGGAAGTAGCTATTCCGCTTTAGTTCATACAGCTTCATCGTTTTACCTGACACTACCGTGTTACCTCCATATTCCCGCACTTAAAGCTCAACACGTTTTCAGGGTTGATAGAGCGATAGCCTTTGTTCACAACATCATATACACTAACAAGGTGTTGTGGTGTTGGCTTACCCGTTCCGAGCAACCCCTTCCGTACACCTGTACGAGCAAGCATTTTACGTGTTGTTCCGTCTGCCTTGCGGTAGTTGATGGTGAAGAATTTGCCTT